TGGTCGCCTGATCGCCGCCCGCTGTCAAGCGCGCTGGTGTTTCCCCAACGCAAACGCCCCGCAGCCAGGGGCTACGGGGCGCGAGCTGTGTCCCGTTGCCGGGCCACGTGACGCACTCCACACGTGGTGGATGCGCTGGACGTCGCTGGAGATCAGTCGTTGACGGGCAGCGTGTACGGCGCGTCGACCGGGATCCATGCACCGCGGAAGTAGCCGGTCGGAGTCTGCAGCACGTGCCAGGGGTCATACTTAAGGCCGGCCGGCACGTCGCAGGGAAGCGATGCGGGGAAGCGCACAGCGAAGGCATCGGAGTGCTCACCTGCCTGCGGGATGGGGCGGATGAGCGCGGGGGTGGGCGCGGTCGACTGCTGCTCACCGGCGCCCTCGGTCTGCCCGCCGCCCTCGACGCCCGCGGCCTGGGACGCGAGCGCCTGCAGCCCGGTGGCGAAGGCGTTGAGCGCGTTGGCGATGCGTGCGTCGCGCGGTCCGTCGGCGAACTCGTTGAGCGCGCCAGCGATGGAGGTCAGAAGAAGAACGACGAGCGAGATCAGGCCAGAGATCACGAAGCTGGGCATGGAGGCTCCTGCCGGTATCGGCGTTGGCATCCTCGCACGGGCGGGATCGCGGCGCAAGCGTGGCGCCACGAACGCGAAGACGCCGGGCCATCTCTGACCCGGCGTCTGCCCCTGGACCATTGAGGCCCCAACAGGGAGGGCTGAGCCAGCGCTGGCCCAGCCCTCATCTCGCTGCAGCGTCATTTCTGTCAACAGCGAGACCCGGAAGACCTAACGCAACGCGCGCGGCTGACCAGCGGGTCACGCTGGATTTTGGCGTATGGCCGACCTGCTGTGACCCGCAGACCTTGGCACGCCAGCCGTGGCAGGCCGAAGCCTACCGCAGCTGGCGCCCAGGGCAAGTCAGAACCGAACGTGCTTCGCCTTGAGCCAGATGTAGTCGACCCACTCCAGCTTCTGCGTGGAGGTGAAGGTGCCCCACCAGTCGCCCGCGTCCTGGTTGGCGAAGGGGCCGGACGTCTGCGTGGTGAGGTTGTTCATGGCGGTGTCGAGGGTCGACATCGCCGCGCTGTCGAACTTCACGCCGCCGACGGCATTGAGCACAGCCATCCAGCGCCCCATCGTCGCGCGGTGGTCAGCGTCGCTCTCCAGTGGACCGGCCTTGCCGAGCGCGATGCCCGACTCGTAGCTCGACTGAGACGCGATCGAGAACACCACCCAGCAGTGCCCATCGCTGTAGAACTCAAACTCGATCTTCTTGTTTCCCCCGAATCCCATCATCGCCTCCAATGGCCTGGATCGCTTCCCGGGCCACGCGTTCAAGTGCGCGCATCCGCGAGGCGCCGAACTGCGCCTCGGAGAACATCGGCATCAGCCAGTACGACGCATCGTACATGCCGGCCGCCTTGTCGAGGTGGTTGCCCCCCTTCTCCGCGTGCTCGAGCATCTCGCCGAGCAGCTTCAACACCTGACCGCGCAACGCCTCACGCTGGCGCTCGATCTCGGTGCACTTGCGCTCCGCCTCGCGCCGCCTCAGCTCGGCAGCACCCCACGCAGCGAGTACCAGGACAATGACCGCTGCGACGGGATCCATGCAGAGCCTCACGCCCGCAAGGCTATCACGGCTTGCGGTTGTCTCGCAGGTCTGTCTGCACCTGCAGGCGCGTCACGTCGGTGCGCAGCTCCTGCATCTCCTTCTGGACCTCGTTGCGTAGGCTCTGCACGTCGGACTGCACACCCGTGACCTGCTCAGCGACGTCGTCGATGCCGTCGTGCAGCCGATCGAGATCGCCGCTGATCAAGCTCCACAGCACGTAGAACGCGACACCGGTGATGCCGCTGGTCTTGCCGATCTCCAGAATGCCGGCCGTGCCGAGGCCGAGGCCGCCGACGGTGGGGCGCGCAGGCTCAGGGCTCTGCGCGTCGGTGGTGGTGGCGTCGCTCATGCTCGCTCTCCTGGCGCGTCGAGGCGCCCGCTGGACGTGGACCGGCGTAGCATCGCCGCGTGAAAGTCGCGCACCGGCCAGGTCGCGACGCCCATCAAAAAGCCGTCACGATCGTAGTGCGCGCGGAAGGCCGCAACCGCAGCGTCGAGGCTGCGGTAGCCGAGGAACGCCTTCACCTCGTCGAAGTCGCCGCTGCCAAGGTCTCGCACCTGGAACACGTAGACCTCGGGCGCGTTGGCGTCGTCGCCCACGTAGACGTCGACCGCGTCGCCGTCGGCGCCGACGCTGCCCGCGACCTCGCCGTAGTGCGCGCCCATCGTGATCGACCACGTCGTGCCGTCGGGCGAGGTGCCGCTGCGCGTCGAGCCCTTCACGTTCTCGACGTTGATCGGGATGCCCTGGAAGTCGATCGTGCCCTGGTAGGGGAAGTCGACCCGGTTCGCGGACGGGGGCGGGCCGACGACAGGCACGGCGGACGCGTCGCGCACGAGGTCGGGCTCGTTGACCACGGGCGAGCCGTTGCCCGACGCCTCGCGGTGCATCAGGCCTGGGTTGACGCCGGGCTGCAGGTCGGCGCCCACCATCATCGCGGCATCGATCCGGCGCTGCTCTTCTTCCCGCTGCGCGCGTCCAGCCGCCCGCGCTTCTTCGATCGAGCCGCCGCGTGCCATCACACGCAAGAAGCTCTCCTCGATGCCGCCTGGACCGTAGGGCCGTGGTCCATCATCCTCAACAGCCTTGACGGGATCTGGCGGATGGTGCCGCGTCACCAGCGTGTCCGCCGGCATGACCACGTCCTCCTCACGCGCTTCGTCGACCACGACACGCAAGCGCCATGCCTCCGCCGTGGTGGGGTCGTCGACCTGGAACGCAACGGGCGTCGACGACAGGACGCGCAGCACCTCGTAGGCGTTGCGCTCGGGGATCGTGATGCGGTCTTCGGGCCGCACCTGGCGCAGCCGGATCTCGGCGTCGTCGGTGACGGGCTCGGGCGCGGCCTGGGCGCGGCGGGCCTCGTTGCGTGCGCGCGCCTCCGCGAGTTGTTCGCGCCACACGCGCTCGGCTTCCCGCGTGCGATCAAGCCACGCGGCGACCTCGTCTGTGGTCAGGCGTCTCATGGGAGGCATCACGCCACCTGCGCGACGTCGAGGCCGCCGCCTTCAACGGGCAGCGCGCCCACCTTGCGGAACGTGCCATCGGACGGGGCAAGGCCGCGATCGAGGTCAGCACCGATGCGCGCAGCTCGCGAGCGCGCCGCCGCCGCGGGGATGACGATCACCGTCAGCGGAAGCGGGCCAGCGGACGACGTGGTGATCGTCGCAAACCGGCCGTAGTCGACAAAGCGCCATGAGCGACCACCGACCTCGAAGTCGCCGCCGTTGCTAGGCAGCGCCTGCACGTTGCCCTTTTCAAGGGGCTCGGCGCGCGGTGTGGTTCGGACGATGATCCTCATGGCGCCCCCTCAGCTCACTTGATGGCGACGACGCGGTAGGTGTCGCCCGCCGCGGCCGTGATCACGCAGTTCGTCGCGTCGGCGGTGCCAAGCACGTATGCAGGCGCGCCAACCGCGCTCAAGACCACCAGCCAGACGGCCGACGGCGTGACGCCGAAGCCATGCGGGATGTTCTGCGCCGAGCCGGTGCCGGTCTGGATCGCGGACGTGAAGTAGGACGAAGCCGCCAGCTTGGTGGCCGTGTCGGCGTTGCCGGTGAGCGCGCCGACGAAGCCGCCCGTCGCCGTCACCGCGCCGGTGAACCAACCCGCGGCGTAGCGCAGCGACGTGCTGCCGAGGTCGTACAGGTTGGTGGTCTTGGGCAGCACGCTCGACGCAAGCCGGCCGGTGACCGTGATGTCGTCGCTGGTGGCGTTGCCGAGCGTGACGTTGCCGTTGAGGGTCGCGGCGCCGGCCACCGACAGCGTGCTCGCGAGCGCCGTCGCGCCCGAGGCCGCCAGCGTGGTGAACGAGCCGCCGCCGCCGATGCCGGGGACCGCAACCCACGCGGCCGAGATCCGCAGGTACAGCGTCGTGCCCGCCGCGCCGTCGGTGCGGAAGTAGACGGAGCCATTGTTGGCGGTCACCGTAGGCGCGCCGGCGCCCGGGATGAACTGCACACCCGTCGCCGTGTCCTGCGTCTCGCTCAGCATCAGGCCCTTGAAGATGGGCGTGAAGAGCAGCTTCTTCCAGAAGATCATGAAACACCCCGAAGCGCGGGATCGCGCGTTGAAAAATCAGCTGGTCTTGCCGAGCAGAAGCACGGTCAGGTTGACGGGCGTGTCGCCGTTGCCGTCCACCTCGAAAGCGAGGTCGCCGGTCTTGATCGGGTCGCCGCTGCCGCCCACCATGAAAACCTGCGTGAGCATGTCGGTCTCGTCGGCGCCCGTGCGCAGGACGAAGGGGCCGTCGGCGACGAGCGCGACCAGCACCGCGTCGCCGGTCATCTCGAACACGATCCCCGTGTCCGACGCCGCGATCTTCCGCGTCTCGTTGCGGATGACGTTCCAGGTCGAAGCCGTCCCGCTGCCGCCCGGGAGCACGATCGGGTAGATGACCTCGGAGTCGACCGTCTGCGACGCTGCGGCGCCCACGTTGGGGAAGCTCTCGACGAGCAGACGCGCCGTGACTCGGGGAAGCGGGGTCGGGTTGGCCATCTCATGCTCCTGTGGCGCGGTCAGCGTCGATTTGCGACATGACCTGTTCGACCGCGTTTAGCACGGCTGCGTGCTGCCGCTCGCCCACGTATAGCAGAAGCGGGCCGCAAGTGCAGTTGTGAACGACCACGCCGTTGGCGACGTAGCTCTCGTCTTCATGCACGGAGAAGTTGAAGACGCGCACCGGCTGGCTCAGGACGACCGGGTAGCAGTCGCGCACGCCGCCGAACTTCGGGCGCTCCCCTTCGGCGCCCGCGAGTTGTACGCGATCGCCGCTGCGGATCCGCTGCATCTCCACCCAGCCGCCGGGCGTGGAGATCGGGTGCTCGCCCGTCGACACGAGGAGCGGCCCGCTGAACACGCGCAGGTGATGGAGCGAGCCCGACTCGATGCGATCCATCGTCGCCGTGACCGGCCGCCAGCGCCCGCGGTGCGTGAGCACGACGTCGCCCACCTGCACGTCTTCAATCGGCTTGCCGCCAACATGGCCGAGCACGGTGATCAGCGTTCCGGCGGGGAAGCAGTTGGGGTGCACCGGCCCGATCGTCGGCCCCCAGCTCGCCGCGGGCCGCCCGTAGTTTCCACCCTGCTCCTCCCATGCCTCCACCTGCGACAGTCGGTAGCGCGTCGAGCCCCCGCGGCCCCAGATGCGAATGCATTGCTTGCAGCCGGTGGGACTGGTCATCTTGTAGACGAGCGGGTCAGCGATGCCCACGGCCTCCGTCTGGGTCTTGAGCTTCTGGTAGGCGCCCTCGGCGTGCGCGGCGCGCAGCTCCGTCCGGGCCACCCGTTCCATGTCGTTGGTCAGCTGCGTGCCGGCCGCCGCTTCGCGCAGATCGCGCGCGAGCTGTGCTGCCGACCGACGCTCAAGGATCGCGCGCTCGATGACCGGGCGGATCTTCGCGTACTCGTCGGCCGTGAGCACACGACTCGCCGGGCGCCCGCTGTCCGACGCCACCGCGCCGCCGCCCTCGCCCGCGCTCGGCTCTGCGCCTCCCTCCCCAGGCGGCCGCGGCTTCGCCTCCCCTCCCGTACCATCGTGCGCGACGGGCGCGCCGATCGGCTCCAGGATGCCGAGGAAGGCGTCGTGGATGTCCTGGATGGGGCGGCGCATCAGGCGCGCGGCGCGCTTGCGTGCGAAGTCGAGCGCCACCGTCTCCGTGGCCGTCATCGGCTGTCGGCTGAACGCCTCGACGACGTCTGCGACCTGGGCGCGCGCGACCTCGGGATCGGCGTCCTGCACCGCCTGCATGAGCAGCGGCATGCCAACGCCGGCGCGGTAGGCGACGTCGACGTTCGACCACACGGTCGCGCCAGGGTTGATGAAGCCCGCGTCCACCGCGCGCTGCCGCGCCGCCTTGTCGCCGACGCCGGCGAAGCGCATGAGCACCGCGGCCTCGTGCGCGCGAAACAGCTCCTGCAGCTCCGCGCGTAGCTCGGCGGTGAGCTCGCTGTGCCCGCGCAGCGTCTCGACGACCTTCTCGATCAGCTGTTCACCGAACGAGGCCCAGTCGCGGCGCGCGCGCTGGATGAGCGTCTCCAGCACCGGGTACCGCGCGTCCACGTTCGCCTTGCTGGCCGGGAGCTCTTCGCCCTTCGCGAGCGGCTCCAACGCCCGCGGCACGTCGAGGTGAACCGCGAGCGCCGCCAGCACGCGCGAGCGCACCGCCACCGGCGCCCTGCCGAGGTCCGTGCGCACCCGCGCCCCTTCCCGAGACGTCGTCACGCGCACGACGTACTCGTGTTCGTCGCCGCATCCGCAGTCGGGGGTGTGGGTGTGCCCAGGCATCAGGTCTTGCGCCTCGGCGTGATGGCGCGGATGATCGCGACCACGCCGCGCACAGCCTTGACCCGCTCGGTGGTCGGCATGACCTCGTCGGGGATCGGAAGCTCCTCCATCGCCGTGATCAGGTCGCTGGTGAGCGCCTGCAGGTCCTGGTCGGTGAGGCCGTCGTGCTCTGCGACCTGCTCAGCGGCAAAATCGAGCGCCCGCGCGACGATGCGCAGCGGCCAGTCGATGTCGTCGGGCAGGAACACCACGCCGAGGCGCAGCAGGCTCGCGATCGACTCCAGCTTCTTCGCCGGCGTCTTGGGCATCTCCACCTTGTGCCGCATCTCAGCACCACCGGTAGGAGATGATCGCGGGCTCGTCTTCGTCGGGCGTGTTGCCGTCGGTGATCGACAGCAGCCTGATGGCGACGTTCGCGCCGTTGTGGGTGTAGGTGACGAGGTGGTACGTCACACCGGCGCCGCCCGTCAGCGTGGTGCTCGACACCAGCGGGAAGCAGTCGCAGCCGGGGATCGGCTCGCCGTCCGCCGTCGACGGGGTCGCGTCGCGGTAGAGCGTCAGCGTGGCGCCCGTGACGCCGGCCTTGAGCTTCACCCCGACCTCAATGACCTGGCCGAACGGCGGCACGAGGAAGTCACCAGCCTGGGTGGGCGCCGACTCCGGGCTCGCGGCCGTCGGCACGGGCGAGCGCTTGTGGAACTCGTTGCCCTGGATCCGACCGAACCGATCGAACCGCGTCTTGACGTACTTCCTCATCGTTGCTCCCTGTGCTCATCGGTGACCAGCACGGCGTACACCGTCGACCGCTCTCCGAAGATGGTGTTGACGCCCTTCGCGAGCTCATCCGACGACGCGCGCTGGTCGCCGCCCTGCAGCTCCTTGGGCGCGTTCGGGTCCTCATCTACCGCATCACCCGGCGCTGGCGGCGCGGCCTGCGCGGGCGGGTTGAGGATCTTGTCCATGGCCGTCGCGAACGACTGGCTGTCGGGCCAGTTCCACGGGTTCGCGTCGTGCTTGCGCTTCTCGTCGTCGGAGGCAATCTCGTACTTCTCGGGCGGCAGGTAGAAGCCGCCCGGCGCGCGCCCCGTCTCCAGGCGCAGTTCGTTGCGCGTCGTGTCCGTGCGCACGCGCATCTCGTCGACCTTCGCGCGCTTGAGCGGGTCGTAGTCGCCGTACTCGAAGCGCACACGTAGGTCGGGGTGCACGCGGCGCGCGAGCGGCTCCAGGATCTCCGCGCAGAGGTGGAGCAGGCCGCTCTGCAGTCCTTCCTCCTTCGCGAGCGCGATCTCCTGGTTGCGGTTGGGCTCGCTCAGGCCGCCCGACGAACCGCCGCCCCACGGCTTGAAGTTCACCGTCGACGGGTCCATGCGGTAGACGGCGCACGTGGAGTTGGCGACCAGTGAGTACCAGCCTTCGAAGGCCATGTCCTTGTCGTGCTGGCGCAGCGGGATCGATGTGACCACGCCTTCAGGCCCCATCGGAAGGAACAGCGGCTCGTGCGCGTGGCTCACGCCCTGGGTGCGGTCGCGCAGTTGGGCGAGGAACGACTGCATGTCGAGCTCGTTCACGTCGCCCGAGATGCCGAACATCTGCTCCGCCATGAAGCCGTGCACGAAAAAGTTGTGGTTGTACGTCCACGCATCCGTCGCAGCGACAACCGCCGCTATGGCCTCTTCGACCTTCGACGGCGGGTAGCCTGCGAAGCGCACGTCGGTGCGGGTGATCTCCGGCGCGACGATGAGCTTGCCCGACGCGCGGTCGTAGGCGCGCTCCATCATCCCGTTGCGCACGAGCACGAAGTCGGCCGTGAAGAGGTCGAACTCGAGCGCGTAGCTGGCGACCTCCAGCGCGTCGAGCTCGCGCATCTGCTGCGGGGCCAGCTTCGATCCGCCGCTTGGGCCTTCGTCTCGCCGCCAGACGTCGAGCCACGCGAGCGTGGGCCAGATGATGCCGCCGTCGATCGGGCGGAAGCCGACCATCTCCCCGGGCGCGTTGGCCAGGTACATGACCTCGACACAGGGCCGGTTGATCGTGAGGTAGTCCTCCATCAACGGGACAAGGAGCGCCGCCGTTGTGTTGGTGCCGTAGCTCGGGCACGGGCGAAGGAGCATCTCCTCAAACGCGCGGATGTAGGGCTCGATGGAGTCGGGCGGGTCCAGCGTGGGGTCGTAGAAGTCCTTGTGGTACACGAACCACCCGACCTCGCCCGGGCGGCCGCTCCACTTCTGCGACATGCGCTGCACCTGGGTACGGCGCGCGGCGTGGATCGGATTGAGGATCGGGCTGTTGTCACGGATGCGCCTGAGCACCTCGATCGGGAGTTGCCCGATGCTGTGCCCGCGCTCCACCGCCGCGCCGCCGGCCGTGCGCATGAGGTTCTGCTGCGTGCTCGGCACGCTGGACATCGTGACGCGCCGACCCTGCTCGCCGAGCAGCTCGCGCATGGCCTCCGGTGGCACGGTCAACGTGCCGTCGGCCGTGTACGTCGCGTGCCGTTCGATGATCTCGCGCGCGCGCTGCGTTCGACGAGGTGGGCGCTGCTGCCGCTTAGCCAAGGAGCACCTCGCTCATGTCCATCTCGATCACGTAAACGACGTGACACCCGGGACACTCGAATTCGTAAGGGAGCTCCAAGTTGCTCGACATGCGCTGGATCTCGTTTACCCGCTTCGCGCAGCACGCGCTGATGCCGCCGTGGAAGTCCGCCGGCCGCTCATCCTGGGTGACGGCACCATACCGCGCACGGTGCGAGTAGGGAAGCCGCGGCGCCCTCCCGATGTTCGTTCGCTCCAGCGTCTCCACCGCGACGAGCGCTGCCTCCACGGGGTCGCGCACCTTGCGCAACTTCGGGCCGAGCACGCGGTAGACCTGCGGCTGCTGGCGCGGCGCCTCACGCTCGCCTCGCAGGTGACGCAGTAGAGCAGGGTTCGGCGCCGGCTCACGGAACGACATCTCACCCCTCCTCTTCGTTCAACCCATCATCACGAGCACCGTTTACCACGCGATCCAACGCGACGTCGCAGTAGAGGTTCGCGTGCGCGAAGTGGGGATCGCACTCGACATGCACGGCGACGATCTTCGTCTTGCCCACCGCCGCAGCGTCGACCTTGACCGACCCCATCTTGACCTTGTCCGAGGCCGCGACGCTGTCCTCGAACATGACGCACTTCTGATGCCAGAAGAAAAGGTCGCGCACGATCTGGATCGGGTTCCACGACCCGCCCGCGAGACGCGCCACCAGCTCGGGCTTGCCGTCGGAGCGCACCGGCAGCTTCTGCCACAGCCGGTCGGGCGGCGGGACCTCGTTCATGCGCAGGGGCCAACGGCCGAGCGACCACTGCAGCCCGCGCGTGCGGTTGATCAGCACACGGAAGCGTGTGGCGATGTCGGCCGACACGCCCTTCTTCCGCTTCTTCGACACCGCGTCGCACCAGGTGATCAGCCCGCTCTCGCCGCCGGTGTACGTCGCCAGCCACACGCGCCCACGGAACGCGGTGGCGAAGCGCAGCGCCTCGTTCAAATGCGGAGCCGCATCGATCACCGCGATCCGCACGTCGTACTCGTCCATCAGTTCGGCGAGACGCACCCAGGGGTTGTCGCCGACGTGCCCGGGGTTGCCCTGGTAGACGACCTCGACGTGCAGCAGCCGCCCGCGCCCGTTCTCGGTGAGCGTCTTGATCACCGCGATCAGGTACCCGGCCTGGCAGTCGACACCCATCACGCTGTTGCGGATCCGGCGCTTGCGCCAGTGGCGCGACTCGTTCGCGGGCCAGATCAGGTCACCGTTGATGCAGGCAAGGAGGTGGTCGTCCTTGACCGGCCGGCGCTCTTCGTCGATGTAGGGGATCCCGAGGCAGCTGTTGTAGAACTCCTGCCGGTCCTCGTTGCGCTCAAACGCGTCGAGCACGCGTCCCGCTGGCCACATCGGGCTCAACATCTGCGGCATCTGGTACGACGCCACGAATGCGCGGGGGTTGTCGGCCTGCCACCACCCGTCGCGGGGGTTGGTGATGATCTTCCCCGTGCGGTGATCGAAGTAGCAGGCCAAGGGGTACTGCTTGCGCTGCGCCTCGTTCATGTTGCACAGCGGGCGTCCGGCGCTCGAAAACGCGTGCTCCACCTTGCGCCGCATCGCCGGGGTGGCCGTCCGCAGGTCCATGATGCAGTCGGGGAAGTTGCGCGACAACACGTAGCCGTCGGAGTGGTCCGTCTCCGTGTGGAAATACTTCTGCGAGCCGCGCAGGAAGTAGGTGTGGATCGACTCGTTCGGGTAGCCCGCCGTCGACACCTTCACATCGATCGGGCTCATCTGCGCGCTGTAGCGCTGCTGGATGCGCTCGATGTCGCCGCGGTCCATGCGGCGCACCTCGTCGAGGTAGATGGCCGACAACGGCAACGACTCCGTCGATGCGACGCCGTTGGAGCTCATGAAGAACACGACGGAGTTGCCCAGGCTCTTCTTGTGCGTCGCGTTGACGCCCTTGACCTGCGCGGTGGCCTGGCCGAGCAGCGGCGCAATGTCCGGCATCGTCTTGATGTACGGCCCATAACGGTCGTCGCTGACGATGCGCGCGAGGTCGTTCGTCGGCACGTAGTAGCCGAACAACGACCCGTACTCGGCGAACAGGTTGCGCGTCAAGTGCGACAGCTGAAGCGCGGTCTTGCCCGTCTGCGCGCCAGCCATCAGCACGAGGAAGCGGCTGGTGTCCTCGTAGATCTCCTTGAGGTGCTCCCACTCGTCGAACTGGATGCGCTTACCTTCGACGCGCGGGCGGTAGCGCATGACGAACTCGAAGGCGTTCTTCATCGGGTCGATCGGCGTGCCCGTGCGCGCGAGCCCCTGGCAGAACGCGTTCACGAACGCCTGCTCAGGCGTCAGCACCGGCCCGGCCTCCGGCAGCCCGAGCCTCATCCCCCACGCTCAGCCAACGCGTCGAGCAGCTTGATGGTGGTGCGCGCGCCCTTCGGCACGGACACGTAGACCTCGAACAGGCCCCAGGCCCACGCGACCAGCGCCCCGTCGCCGCCCACGCGTCGCGCCGCCTGCTGTGCCGTGAGCTCCGGCAGCTGCGCGCGCAGCGTCACGCCCGTGCCGTCCTCGATGTCGAGCGTTCGCATGTTGACGTCCACC